CCTGTCTGCAGCCTGTAGAGCCTTGGGCACTTTCAAGTTGTACAGCTCCTGACTTATGCCCAGGGCTCGCTGCTCGCTGCTTAGGTTAATTCTAGGCTGCACAGGTAGGTAGATTGTGCTCATGTGATGCCGTAAAAGGTCATTATGTTAGACTCAATTCCTGCCCTGTTGCTGGTTTGGTCACTGCTCCAGTAGATCACCTCCTGCTGGTTTGCGTCTGCATTGAAGGAATTGTTCCAAAAGCACATACCTACATCAGTGGCCATGTCTACGCCTGTGGCCGTGCTGCTAATGGTAGATAATGCTGTGCCGTCTAAGCTGGGGGCTGCGTCATAGCTGGGCCGCTTTATCATTGAATGCAGATGCTGGTTCTGATCAGCTGAGGTGCTCACGTTTGTAGCCCCATGGAAGTAATAGAAGAAGGCTCCGTTTCCGCTATAGTAGGGCGCATACCATCTTTTGTTTGGATAGCTTGCGCTGTTGCCACTTAGCGAAAGCCCTACCTGCCCAGAAGTGGTGCTGTTAAACCTCATCACGCACATGCTGGTGAGCGTCCCAATATCCAGCCCGCTGTTGTCAATCTTCAGCGATTCCAAAGAACTCCTGACAAAGCTCAGGGCTGGCTTGCTGTTGACGTAGTACACGCCTGACCCGTTGTAGATGTCCGGCTGCCTTTGGCCTGTGGGCTGTACAGCATTGTCCCCGTTGCCTGACTGGTCGTAGAATATTGATACTTTGCCCTGGGCTGTGCCGCAAAAGGTTGCGATGGCTGCCACATCTACCAGCCCGTTGCTATCAAAGCCAATGTCCTGCTCGCTGCCATCATTCTGACGGACCACACGCAGACAGCTGCCTGTGTATGCCGTGCGCAACTTGCGAACTGAAAAGGCAGCGGCTGCATTGGTGTAAATGTCTAGCAGTAGATTGGCTGCGGCTGTAGTAGTGCGCACAATCTTTATGGACAATGGCAGTGTGCCCCTGGTGTTGGCTGTGCCGTCTGTCTCATTTAAGCCAAGGAGCAGGGCCGCTTTAGCTGTGGCATAGGTGGCGTTATCTGCTGGCTGTGTGGTGTACTCTGTCCAGTCAGCAGCTGTGTCTGGGTCAGCTTCAAACTTGTCAGAAAAATACAGGGTGCGGTTGATGGTGTCCGTCACTCCGCTGTCACTGGTAGGGCTTTCTGCAAAGCCGTCGCCATCGGCGCGCGCTGTATAGTACAGCTCCACGTTGGCTGTGGCTCCGCTGCGCTCAGCCTCTGCCTCGGTGCTATAGCGATCGTGATAGCTAACGCCCCCAGCCGTTGGCGTGACGTTGGCCCACCTGCCTGCGATGCTGTTATACTCTATGATCTGGCCATCTGTCGGGCTGCTGATTTTAACGTCACCTAAGTAGCTGAGCTGCACGCTGCTCTCACCCCCGCCTGCACCGCTTGTCCGTGTGACGTTGGCCACGTCATCCTCTACGTCTGCAATCTGTTCGCTTAAGTCCCTTCTGCCTTTGCGCACGCTATCTGTTACGCTTGTAATGCTGTCCGATACGCTATGGACCAGCTCGATGCTTTTGCGTACAGCCGTGACTTCATCGGGGTCTAAAGTGCCCAACGTCTTGACAGCTATCAAATCCAAGTCATACAGATCTGCGGCTGCTTCATAGCGCATGCTGGTCACCATCCAATTTTTGGACAGAAAGCGCGGGCTCATTAGTGGGTCTAAGATGATCTCACTTTGAAAGTCTCCGTGGTACGCCTCCTGCTGTTCTCCGAAGTGTTCGAGCCTATCGATGCACAGCAGTGTGGCCAAAGCGGTGGTGCTTGTGGTGTTATTGCTTGTAAAGCCTTCCACATTGTTTCCAGCTGGGTCTACTAAAGCCGCGCTGTTGAAGTTGTAGACGTCATCTGAGGGGCCTTCGGCGTAGAAGCCTTCTGTTATTGTAAGCTCTTCCGTGGCTCCGTTGCTCAGCTCCGCGCCAAAGGTTAGAATATCTCCGTTATCTGTGCCATCACCAATGTATGCGGCTAAATCTCCAAAAATCTTAGAATTTACACTATTGTAGATTTCAGGCCCAACTAAAAAAGCATCGGGGTTGGCTGCTGTCGCCACGCCATTGTAGCCACGCACTTGCATTGTGACCTCTAAGGTAGCTGTCTGTGCAGCTCCCAAGGTGGGTGTAGTAAATTCAAAATCTACCTGGTTGGTCACAGGGTCTCCGAAGTAGTTTTCATGCCCGTTGCGCAGTACGTCTGTCCAGAAGTGCACTCGGCTGCTGCTGTCTGTTGTCCAAGTGTAGATATCCGGCTCTGAGGTATTAAAGATTGTTGCACCATCTACGCCGCCACCTGGTGGATCATATAGCAAGCTGCTGTCTACCTCTGTCGTGCTAAAGTCGTGGGCAATGTTGCGCTTTAGGTATTTGCTGCCTACCCTTACAGATAGCTCTATTCTCCACCTGCTAATCCTGCTCTGTGGGTCGTAGGATGGGGTGCTAGTGTATGTCCATGGCAAGCGCACCGCAGCAAAGCCCCGAACCTTTACAGTATTGTCTCCGCCTATGTCTGTGTCTGCGCTGCCCGAGATGGTGAGCAATGTCGGCTCGCCTGTAGCAGTGTGGCCTACTGGCCTGAACTCGTTAGGGTATAGCTGACGCGATCCCGCAAAGGGTGTGTTGCCAAAGTAGTTTATGTCCCTGGTGATCTTGCGCACAGCTGGCAGGTAGTAGAACTCACCGCCCAGCCTGTGCCTGTCGCTTTGGTTGATGTTTACAGCGATAGCAATATTGCTCCCGCTGGACACCACCCCTTCCTTTGTGCTGCTTAGCACGTCCTGCAGTAGGCTGGCTGTGCTCATAACCTTAGCGATAGGCATGAGCATCCAAGTGCCCCGGTACATAAACAGCCGAGCATTCATCATACTGCAGATCTGAACCAGCATATCTTCTGCCGTGCCCACAGTGCGCTGCCCTAGCTCTGGATCATACGTGGTGGCTCCGAAGCTCACGTCTTCAAGGAACGTATGCCCAGCCGTGCCAGTGACGGGGGCCACGTCTTGCGGTGCTAACAGGTAAGGCTCAGAGGTTGTGTAGATAGCCCGCTGCTGTGGGATGCCTGCCAAACTTGTAAGCAAATGGTCCAGAGTGCTGCTGGTGGTGATGCCTATTAAGCTTGGGTCGTAGTCTTGACGGCTCAGAGTAGCCAGCCCGCAAATGGCTTCTAACTCAATGGCAAAGGGCCGGGCTTGGTCTGGTATCCGTATGCTCTCAGGCGTAAGCATCCCCAGCCAATGCCTTTGATCTGTGCCGTCTGGGTCCTCGCGCACCTCAATGATAAACTTGCCTTCTGCAAAGTCCGCAAGGTCTGTAAGCAGTGTCTGCTGCGCGGATGTTTCAACCATCATATGCACAGTGCATGTGCTGGGCATCAATGGGCTAAAGACATCTTTTCCGCCAAAGTAAGACAGCACAAAGCCAGGGGCTGCACAGCTGAATTCTTCAGCATCCCCGCTGAAGTCTGTGTCTATCACATTTACGCGCCATGTGTTGCCGCGCTCTGTGCTGAATTCGCTGTAAAATCTTAGTGCCATTAGATCAAGGTGCTGGTGTACTGCCTGCGTGCGTGGTTCTTGTCCCTGTTGCCAGTAAACAGCAAGTCCCTCCCGCTGACTCTGGCTGACAGGTTGCCGCCACCCATCATCCCTTTTAATTTGCTCAGGGGCGCAATTACTTCCGGGTTGGATTTCGCGCCTGCGTACTCGCCTGCAAGAATGTGGCTAGGTCCGCTGACTATTCCGCCTTCGGCCATGGGCGTTGCGCCTGGTATGCCAAAGCCTTGCTTTAGGAAGCTGCCTAGTGTGCCCACGCTGCCACCAGTTAACACAGTCAACACCGCGAAGGCTGCCACCATGCTGGCCAGCTTAATAAGCAGCTGCTGCAAGATGTCGCCCATAATTTGGCCAAAGCTCTTGCCACCTTCTGCCAGCTGGCTAAACACATTCTGAATCCCTCCCGCTAAAGTTTGGCCAAAAGAAAGCATGCTGCTCTGAAAATCTTCCAGCCTTTTTTTTGCGTTCTGTACTGTGGTGTTTACGCCTTCATCTGCTTCCGCTATCTGTTCATCTGACAGCCTGAACATAGATGCAAGGCTCTGCACGCCGCTGCCATCGTCTGCACCTTCTCCTAGTTTTTCAAGCAGCCCGCCCACGTTTAGCTTATCCGGATCAAGGCCAAGCTTTTCGCCCACCTTCATAGCCGCGTTTAATCTTTCTTGGGCTGCGGTCAAGTCATCGGTTACGTCTGTCACGTCCTCGGTGCTTTCCGCTGAAGCGTCTAGACGATCCTGCAGCTCTTGCAGAATAATGGCCCGCTCCTGCTCAATCTTCACGCTGGCAGCCACTGCCTGCTTATGCTCTAACGTAGCGTTATTGTTTTTTGCTACCTCACCGCGCACCATATTAATCTGGTCGGCTGCCTCGCCATTGATGCGTGCGTAGATGTCGGCCCCTTTATTGGCAGCCTCCATGGTGGTGTTATTCTCTTTTTGCTGTGCGTCAAGTTCAGCCAGCCGCTTCTGCAGGTTCTCTGTGGACTCTGTGGCTGCCTTGCCTTTAAGTTCACTGCTCAAACTCTTATAAGCTGCCCTCGTTTTGTTCAGCCTATCTGTGAGCCGCTTGTTAAGTTTGCTGGCCTTTATGGTCCTGGCATTTAGTAGGAGGTAGCCAGTAGCCAAGGCAGCAGCCGAGGCCAGTATTAGCGGAAACAAAGGGTTTAATGCAAGCATGGCAATACGTGACTGCATAACGGCTGCCTTAAAAACTACAAAGGCTTGGCGGGCTGCCAAAAGCTGTGGGCCTAGCAAAAGCAAAGGGCCAGCGGCTGCAGTCAAAAGCCCTAGCACGCCCAGCACATTTCTGATAGGGCCAGGCAATTTGCTGAAGGCTGAAGCCATGGCAGCCACAGCGTTGGCTACAGCGTTGGCCACAGGCGCAAAGCTCTGACCAAAAGAAATGGCTACAGCTTCTAGCGCACTACCCATGCGCTTGAACGCTCCTTCTGTAGTGTCGTCCATTATAGCAGCCATCTTCTGAGCTGCTCCGCTGCTGTTTTCGTATTGCTCGGTCAGCTGCTCAATGGCTCCCGTGCTTTTAGTCAGAACCAGAAGCGCACTCATGGCGTTTCGGCCTACCTCATCTTTTGCGTCTGCTAGTTCTATGCCTTCATCTGCCAGCTGCTTGATGGCTTCAGCTGCTGGCTTTCCTGTGTCGGCCATCTCGGTGAAAATCCGACGCAAAGCCGTTCCCGCTTGGCTGCCCTTTATGCCTGCATTCGCCAAAGCTGCAAGCATCGCGGTGGACTGCTCTAAGCTTACGCCTGCAGCTTTGGCTACGGGAGCCAGAAACTTCATGCTATTGCTGAAGGTGTCCATGTCCAGCGCACTGCTGCTAAAGCTGGCAGCCATCACGTCCACCATGCGGCTGGTTTGATCTGCTTCTAAACCAAAGCCGCGAAGGGTAGCGCCAGCCACGCTTGCGGCTTGGCTTAGATCCGAATCTGTAGCCTGTGCCAAAGCCAAAGTGCTAGCCGTCACTTGGTCTATCTCTGCCGTGGTGAATCCTAGCTTACTAAATTCTAGCATTAAGCCTGCCACTTCTGTGCTGGTAAAGCGCGTAGTTGCCCCCAGCTCCCTGGCTTTGGCTTCCAGCATACTGAACTGCTCGCCTGTTGCACCGCTTACAGCCTTCACCTTCGCCATGCTCTGCTCAAAGGTGGCGAAAGTTTTTACTGCGTTAGCTCCAAACAAAGCCAGGGGTGCAGTAAAGGCAGCAGTCATCTGCGTGCCTGCCTGCTTCATCATGGCCGTTACGTTGCCAGTGGCTGCCCGCACATCCTTGCGCATCTTGCCCAGGGCTACGTTTAAATCTTTGGTTTTGGCTCCTATGTTAAGGGTTAGGTCACGCTGTGCCATTCTTAAAGTATTTCTGCAATGCTTGTAACTGCATCTTATTGTTCTCCTCTGTGCTTACCTCCTTGCCAGCTTTCTGCTCCCATGGGAACGTGCAGAGGTCGCTGGGCTTTATGCTTTTCTTACTATGGGGCTGTAGCAGTAAGCTGGCCAGCCATCTGGTTTGCGTCCACTGCTGCTGGTAGGCCCGCTCCTCAGCTTCGGCTGCTCCCTTCATGGCTGCCATCAGCTGCTGCAGTGTCAGCTCATAAAAGACAGAAGGGCTGAAACGTAAAACGCCCAGCCCTATCTGCATCATATCCTCAAAGGTTAGCGGCTTATGGCTTCCCTTTTTTTTTCCCTTCAGCCTCTGAGCTGTCATCTCCACCCATCAAGCTGTTCAGCACTGTGGTGAGGTAGGTGACATCCTTTAGGTCAATCATGTCCAGCCAGGCCTTTGTAGTCAGCGTGAACTTCTCGCCTTCGGCGCGGGCTCCGTGCTTGGCAAAGTAGTACAGCATCTTGCTGGTATCTACCAGGCCTTCCAATTCGTGCAGCTTAATGCCTTCTTTCTGTTGGGCTTCCTCAATTGCCAGCATGGTGGCCCGCAGTGGGAACTGCTCCCCCCCTAGGGTCATAATCATACTGCAGTCAAGTCGCTGTCTACGTTCAGCTCAAAGCTGCCGCTTACGGTTACGTTCTCCTCTGTAGCTCCTGAAAATGAGAGCTCAGTAAGTACTCCGTTTGCATTAATCTGAAAGCCTGCAGGCCCAACGACAAAGGCAGCAGGCGTGCGTGCGCTGGCTGCTGTCATGGTGGCCGCGATCGTTTGCCAGTCTGCGTAATCGTCGCCATCTAGCAACGCGCTAAAGGAACCGCTGCAGCTGGTAACGCCTGGCAGAACCGAGCGTAGGCCGTTGCTGTCTTTGGTGACTACCTCACGCGTGCTTTGGCTGAAGCTGAAGCTTACCTCTGTTTCTTCAGCCACTGCTGTAGTTGCAATGGTGCTAATCTTGAATGATGTGCCGTTGAGTACTGCCATGTCTTTACTTTTTTCTCTTGCCTGAGATGGTTTGAATGATCACGCGCAAGTAGCCCACAATTTGGTCATCTTTCTTGCTAGGTGTCAGGGACACAATAGCGTCGGCGGCTGCCAGCAAAGCCAGAAGCACGAAAGCCCAGTTATCTGTAATCAATTCCATCTGTCTGCAAGATAGGCAATTACGCCAATCTCTCAACCTCTATCAGGCCGCTTTTGCAATAAACTGCACCCCCGTGATTGCTTGCGTCGTAGGCGTGAACGCTCACCCTTTGATTAGCTGTGAGGTACAGCACAGCAGACAGCTGGGCAGGTTGATCTGTTACTTGGTGCTGGCCTGCTATAGTGCCTCCAGCCTCTGGCCCCTGCTTGCTCGCCTCCACCATGAAGTAGAATCTAAAGCTGTGGTGCTGGGTGTCGCTGGTCATGTTCAGGGTGCATGTAAACCTATGCCAGCCGTCTACACTGCTTTGGATTAAGCCACCGCTGTTGCTGGTAATGTGCGTGCCGCTTGTCTGCCCTTCTTCATTAAATGGTAGGTTGACAGCTGTTTGGCTGGTGAAGTCTATAGCCTGCGCCCCTCCTTCTAAGTATGTGGTGCTGGGGGTGAAGGCTGCGTATTCCCACACAGGGACGTAATTAGCAATGCCCGCGCCTGCGCCCCCGCTTTGGTCAATGGTCAACGTGCCAGCTGGGAATTTCAGAGTGCTGCAGCCTCCCTGCGGTGTGCCGTCGGTTTCTTGTATGGTTATGCTGCTTGCGTTTAGAGGCAGCAGGGTAGCGGCTGGGGCACTGCCTACGCGTAAAATGCGCACGCTATAGATCTGCTCAATATAGTAGCACTCCTGAGCTTCGTTATAGGCTACCTCTCCCGTCTCAAATTGGACGCTTTGAACCTCTACCCCGCCAAAGGTTCCAGCGTTGCGGTCTAAGGCCGTTCTGCATTCCGCGCCAATCGTCATGCATTGGCCATAGTTCTGGCTCATTATGTACACCTCTAGCGTGCTGTCATCCATGGTGCTGGTGCTGTCCTTCTGATTCGTGGGCTGGATGTTCTGAATGCTGTACACCACAAAAGGAAAATCTGTGCTCTCCGGTGCTACCTCTGGATGCACAGTCGTTCCACCGCTTAAGCTTGCGCCTGTGAGGATTGAGTAAATAGCCTTTCCTGTTTCCATGGTTACCAGTGTTTTTCTATGAAGTTTGCGTGCTCTCTTATCAATGCAGGCACAATTTTCTTGCGTGCGCGGGCCATGCCTTTAGCTGCAAAGCCTCGGTTTTTGCCCGGACCAAACCTATTGCGCCCCTTGTCTACAATTTCAGCAAACCAGCTATCAGATCGGTTGACTTGGCTAAAGCCTCGCTTTAAGAAAGTTCCAGAGCTTTTTGGCCCCAGCCATACATTCGTGCCATTCTTTGGCTTGATTACTTTAATGCTGCGCTTTAGCGTGCCTGGCATAATGTCCTGAGATGGTCCGCGCTTGCCGCCTTCATAGCGCGGTGAGCTTGGGCCTTTTCTTCGCACCCTTACTTTGCCGCCTTGCTGTACAGCACTCCTGTAGGCTGCCACGCCTTTGGTGGCTGCCTTTACGTTCATTTCTTTAATCTCCGCCTGCTTAGCACCATGCAATTTGCTCAGCTTCTCTGTGGCTTTTAAAAGCTTGTCAAGCTCTAACCAGTCAGCTCTGAACTCCATCACCTAATTCTGTGCAGTAAATTCTCAAGCCGTCCCGTCTGCCTATTTCTTCAAATCCTTGAATGTTGTACTGCTTGCCCTCCCAGTGCACTCTATCTGTGTGCAGAATCATCTCACTGCTGCCTGCAAAGCCTTTGTCTGGATGATCCACTATAAACACAGTGCGTGCCTGCGGAAACAATTGGAAGGCTGCCAGGCTTTCGGAGGCTGCCCGCGATCCCCTAGGCATAAGCTCAGCCCATAGATTCTTGAACTCTGCCCAGGTGTTGGCACTGGTGGAGCCGTAAGCGTCAAGCGTGGCAGCTTGCCTGACGATTTGAATATATCTGTCCCGCCTGCCTGCCTGCTTCATGGCTGCAAGATGTTGCGGTATTGACTCAGCAAAGCCTCCACGCCTACCTGAATTTGATAGCTGGTGCGATCCGTTACTTGTTGCCTGTTTTCATACAGATGTGCAGCCAGTAACCGCACAGCGTGCACCATAGGCTCAGGCGGTGTAGCGTGGCCATAGGTGAAGGCAATGCGCACAGGGTAATGGCTGTAGTCGTAGACGCTGGGAGAGTCTACAAAGGCAATGACTGCGGGCTGGGTGCTGAAGTCAAAATAGTATTGACTCGTTGCCATGGTTGTGAGATCGTCTTCTGCTGTGCTGCTGGTGGTTTGATACTTGACAGAAGATAAGGCTGTGACCGGACCCACGGCAAAAGCTGTGCGATGGAAGCCACGCAAGTGGCCCACGGCTGTAGTGGTGTGCAGCTTGCTGTTGGTGTAGCCCTCTACCCACATGCATGCAGCGTCACGCAGGCTAGCTATCAAAGCATCTTCAACGTTATGCGTTACCCTAAGGTGCTGCTTTAAGTCTGCGGTGCTGAGCACGCTGCTGTAGTCTGGTGCGCTGCTGGTGTTCTCTATTCTCATGCTGTCTCAAAATGCAGAAAGGCCATGGCTCACGCCACAGCCTTTCCATACCAAATCGCTGGCCCCTTGTCACGGGCCGCACATTTACGCGTTATTCCCCGTGTAGCAGGCTACGGCTGCTGCTTGGCGGATACCAAAGTCGAAAAATCTGTTGCAGTGTAAAGTTACGGTCCCATTAGTGGCGTTGCTCCCGTACACATCAGCGAGCAAGTCCAGCCCCCCAAAAAATGCCAAGATGCCAGCCTGTCCGAAGTTTCCGTAGGCAAAAGGCTGAGATGAAGCTTTAGCCAAGTACGGGGTCACAGTGTAGTTGTACTGCGGGAGCAATGAGCTCACAGCGTCAACGCCTGCCAATCCACGCAGCACTTTGTGCGCGTCTGTACCTGATACCAAACGTGATCCGTTGATGTCTGCGCCTGCTGCCACAATTGCGGCTTCTAAAGCATAGAGATCGTCTGCGGTGATAGTGCCTGTGGTGATGGCTCCAGTGGTGCAGTTGGTCAGAACGGAGTCGAAGCAATAATCGTCAATGAAGGCAGCCATAGCTGAACCCAAATCGCTTGCAATTACGCGCTCAACGTCTGCCCCTCCCTGCTCAATGAGCAAGCGGCTGTATTGCGTCTTGGCAGCTGCACGCTTTGGGGTCAACGTTACGCTGTCCATGTCCATTCCAGAGTCAGCTGCTGCGCCTACCTCTGCGTCATTGTTGCTTACTGGTGGATCACCTTCCGTAGTGGCAGTAGTCAAAGCCACAGATGCCGGGGTGCTGATGCGTGGGAACTGGATGTTACCAGTAGCCCCCGTGATCACAGTTGTACCTACCTGCTGAATAACAGCTGGGGCACGCAGAGCTTCAATAGCTCCAGGCACGTTGGTAGGTACGAAGCCATCGCCTGCGCCTTGGCCCTGTGCAAGGAAGTTGTCAGCTCCAGCGGCTGCACGCTCAAGGGCGATGCTGGGAATGCCAATGTTAGAGCTAACAGACAAGCCCATAGCTGCCTGCTCTGCTTTGCGCTCTTGCATCCATTCTGCTTCTGCTCCGCTGTGAGCGCGTTGGCTCATGGCGTTATTGATGGCACGCGTCAAGCTGAAGCGAGCGTTTACGCTGTTCACTTCAGACTGCTGGCTGTTGCTGGGGGCTGTAGAGTATGCCATAGCTTTTGCCTGCAATTCGCCCTGTCGCTTAAGCTCAATCTGCTTGTCTAGCTTCTCAATTTCTTTGTGCAGCGAACGTGCCAGGGTCATCTCATCCTGTGAGGGCTCTGTGCCTGCTGCGTCAATCTTGCCAAGCAGCTCTGTGTGCCGCTCATGCTTCTGCTCGCGCAAGGCTTGCAG